CAGCCTGAACAGGAAATTGAGGACAAAAAAATTGAATATAATCTTGAAGAAGTTCAAGAATATATAGAATTACAGTCTAAGTATGAAGATTTAGAAACAAAGTATAATAACATGAAAGCTGAATATGAGAAGCTTGTAGAGTTCAAGAAAGTTGCTGACCGCAAGGAAAAGCAAGAAATGATTGATCGTTTCTATATGCTCACAGATGAAGAAAAGAAAGATGTTATTGATAATATTGATTCTTATTCAGTTGATGATATTGAAGCTAAGCTTTCTGTAATTTGTGTTCGTAACAAGGTAAGTTTTGATCTTGATGATGAAAAAAATGAAAAGCCAACAAATACTTTCAACTTACTAAATGATGGGATTGTTGACGATATGGTACCTTCATGGATTAAAGCGGCTCTCGCTACGAAAAGAGAAATGGAATAATATAGGAGGAAGACAAGAATGGCTAAAACAAAATTAAGTCCTAGTGCCACATATGTCACTCGCGGTTATGGTCAGGTAGAGCCTAATCATCTATCTGCTCAGAAGACAGGCCAGATTTATGCTCAGTTACCTGCAGCAGCAACTATTGACCTTCTTGAAAATGGCCAGTTTGCTACATATGATTATGCTGCAGGAGTTGTTGACTTCGCAGGACCTGGCGAGTGGATGATGGTTTTTAATGAAATTAAATTATATCGTGATTTTGAGCAGGATTGTGATTTCGCAATGAAGAAGGAAGATTATCTTGCTCGTATTTACAGCCCAATTGATGGAACTCAGCAGTTAACTGATTGGCAAGCACGTTTCTACGGAGCATTGGATTCTACTGGTGCCGCTAACGCTGAACGCGTTACAACCCCAGCCTCCCCTTATGAAGTAGATTCTACTGAAGACCCATTCCACGTAAATCTTGGATATACAGTTCCAAAGGCAATGCCAGAAGGAACAAGAATGGTTCCACGTTTATTTAAGATTAATGTTGGCGATATTTGGACAACAAATACAATTAAAGCTGAACCAGGTAGCCTTGAAGTTGGTCAGTTACTTACACCAGATGCTGATGGTTATCTAAAGGTTGGAGAAGGCGCAGATGCTCTTCACCCAACAATGCAGATTGTTAAGGTTTACACAATGCCTGACATGCAGCCAGGTGTTAAGGTTATGCGCGTTAAGTAATATGAAAGGAGAATAGGAAGATGCTTGATAAGAAAAATTTTGTAACATTAGCTAAAGCTGTGGCTAAGGCCGATCCTAAAGCTCCTAAGGCGTATAGCTATAATGGACAGGATTTCAGCTATGCTGAATTAAATGAAACTCTTAGAAAAGAGTTCCAAGAGATTGCTGGAACATACCAGCTTTATCGTGAAAATAAGAACCTTGTATTCTCTATTATTGAAGAAACATTAACAGACGTTCTTCCTCAGAGAGTGGTTCAGAACTATGGACAGTTCGCAGAAGTTAGAACTTTTGCGCAGGGTGATAAACCTATATTCCGTAGAAGAATTGATGGCACAAATCGTGCTAAGCAGTTCATTACAAGAGTAGGTCTTGCTGGTAACTACGAAGTTTTCAAGCTTGCTAAGAGTTCTGAAAGCTTTGAAGTTCCTACAAGTGCTATTGGCGGAGCTGCACAGATCGGATTTGAAGAATTCCTTGATGGTCGTGTTGATTTTGCTGAACTTGTTAATATCGTCATGGAAGGTATGGATGACCTTGTTTATGAGGAAATTGGTAAGGCTCTTGAAGGTGCTATTAATCAGTTACCCGCTATGAACCGCGTTATTGCCAACGGCTTTGATGTAGCTAAGTTTGATGAATTAGTTCGTATGGCTGAAAGCTATGGTAATGTAACTATTTTCTGCACAAACGAATTTGCAGTTAAGATGATTCCTCAGGAAGCTTGGAGATATACAGAAGCAATGAAGGACGAACTTTACAGAACAGGTCGTCTAAGCGGATATCGTGATAAGAACGTTGTTATTCTTCCAAATGCTTATAAGGATATTCTTAGCGGAAAAGAAAAGGTTATTGATCCTTCTTACTGCTGGATTATTCCATCTGGCGCAGACATGAAACCAGTTAAGGTCGCATTTGAAGGCGAAACATTAGTTGATGAGCGTGCAAATCGTGACTGGAGCCGTGAAATTCAGGTTTACAAGAAGGTTGGCGTTATCTGCATGATGAACAACGCTATCTGTGTTTATAAGGACACATCTCTCTCTAAGGAAGGTGCATTCCAGTTAGCAGATACAGTTCAGAATGTTGTTGTTGTAGATGACGGCGCTACACAGAGTATCTAATAATAAATTAAGATAGAGGGGAGTTAGGGGTAAATCCCCACTCCCCTTATTTTCATTAAATGGAGAAAAAGGAGATATTTGATAAAATGGCAGATTATGTAATGGTTGAAAATAGAAGCGCTGGAACAATTGTATATAATATTCCAGAAAGACAAATTCGTAGAGAATTGGCTCCTAGACAGGCTATTAGAGTACCTAAGGATGAGATTGAAGCTCTAGCTTATACTGCTGGAGGAATGAACTTAATCAGAAACCACTTACTGGTAAAGGATGAAGAGATTCTTGATGAATTAAAAGTTCATAGAGAACCTGAATACTATTGGAATGCTGATAAAGTTGCAGCTTTAATAAAAACTGGTACTTTAGATGAATTTTTAGACGCATTAGACTTTGCGCCAGAAGGCGTTATTGATATGATAAAAGACCTTAGCGTTCAGTTGCCTTTGAATGATTTTAGTAAACGTCAAGCATTAACTGAAAAAACTGGTTTTGATATCAACGCAGCAATTGAGCATGACAGAGAGAATAAGGCTTCTGAAGATGATGAGCCAGTTTCTCAGCAAGAAGAAAAGAAAGTCAGAAGAGCTCAGCCTGCTCAAAAGCGCAGAGTAATTAAGAAAACTGCAGAATAGTAATAACAAAGAAAGGAGAATATATTATGGGAACGCAGTTCACAGATATATATAATCGCTTTCTTGGAAAAATCACAGATGACATGTACATGGAATTAACTCCAGAAGACACAATTAGGGACTTAAGGTCCCTTTTAATTGATGCGATTCCTGGGTTTGAGTTTCCTCGTAAGATTTTAGATGACTACTCTATTGAAACCTTAGTAAAAAAAGAAGATGAGGTAGTAGAAGGGGAATTTGTTATCGGTGTTGTGTGAAACACTCCTGATGCCGAGGAAGACAAAGGTGTTCCAGATGTATATGTTGAACGCTCGCATTTTAATGCAGATTTAACGAGTGAAGAGATTAATATTCTTGCCTTATTAATGATGTGTGCTTGGTTACAGCGACAAGTTACATCTATTGAAAATACTCGCATGAAGTATAGCGGTTCAGATTTTAAAATGACCTCACAAGCGAATCATCTTGCCAAATTATTAAATTTATTAACCGAATGTCAAAGACAATCTTTCCATATGCAACGTTTATATAAACGTAGACGCATTAATGGCGAAGGGTATATCGAATCTAACTGGGATGTATTTAGGCATGGAATCTACGGTGACTACAAAGTATAACTTTGAAATACCTGTAGAGAGTCTTAAGTCAAATGTAAACAGACTTACAAACCAGTTATGAAAATTAATACCAATGAGAGAAAATGAAGAAGATTGAGAAGAACAGTTAAATAGCGTTATCGTTGAAATTTCTGGATTAGGAGAAATATTTAATTCTAATGAAAAATTTTTAGTTTTATTAAGTAAGCTTGAAGGATTAAAAATTGCAGAAGTTAAATTTACAACGTATAGAAAAACTGTATTCGAATCAATTTCTTTGTTAAGGGAGATTTTAAATGACTAATTCTCAATTTAGTGGAATAAATTTAATGGCAAATAGATTGAATTTGCGCGGAGGGCAACCGCAGCAAAACCGCATGATTAAGGATAAAAGATGGACTCTTGATCATGCGACAAAATACTCGTATCAGGCCGCAAAAATTCGGCATACTGATTCAGAGGACAAAGAAGAAGCTCCATCTTTAATAAATCCTGATAAAACAAAACAGGATTATGATGATAAAGTTGTTTCTGTTGGATATGAATATGATTATAAGCCAGGAGATGTTTTTGATTGAATGAATACTGGCAGTAAATGAATTATTTATTTACAAGATTTAACTGAGTTGGCTTACTTTAGAGGAGAAATTAGACGTTGTAATTATACTGTTTCTTGACTCGATGAAGAAGGCAAAAAATATACTCAGTATTTAGCAGTAAGAGGTCCAGTAGAGACAAAAATTAATTATATTCAAAAAAGTGGAATAAGCGTTGATGAACCAAATCATTCTTTAAATATTCTTATGACAAAGACTCCAGAAGCGTTAAAATATTTTAGACGTTATGCTAAGTTTTATTTAAAGGGCATTGAAGAGAGTGATAAAAATATTTGTTGGCGAGTTGAAGCTAATGATAGTATTAGTATGCCTGGTATTCTTCAAGTTGTTGCTGTCGAATATTTTGCGAATGAAACAAAAGATGATATTGACAACTATTTAGTAGATGGATTGGTTGTAGAACCAGTTGATCCAAATGATGAAGGAGGTACTGGTAATTTGATTCAAGGTGACGTATTTATTAGACCAAAAATTGAATATAAGTATTATTATAGAGGTTGAGAAACTGCAGAATGGTCAATTGAAGGAAATCCTCCAGTTGAAATAGTTTACCAAAAAGGTAAAAGAATTACTCTTAAATGAACTTCTAATTATCATGGACAGTTTGTTTTAAAATATGGTGATTCAAGAAAAACCATTGTAGCAGAATCTTTATTCTAAAGGAGAAAATGGAGTATTATGATAATTAAGAACTATACAATACCGCATTCTTCATTTATGGCGGTTGAAAAGGATTTAGATATCATTACAACTTGAATAATGAAGAATAAAAATTTGTGTAAAATGTTATATTACACAGACAGAGATGCATTGGATAGGCCAGCTCTAACCGAAGAGCAGCGATTGGGTATGTTTGGAAAACAAATTAAGATTGTCCCAAAAATTTACGTAGATGGTAGTGTATTGGCGTATATTATTATTAGTTTTGATAATTTTACTCCAAGTTCTAATCCAGAATTCAGAGACAATATAATTACTTTTGATATTATTTGCCATTTTGATCAATGGCATTTAAAAGATTTCCAATTACGCCCCTATCGTATTGCCGCAGAAATAGATTCAATGTTTAATGAACAACACTTAACAGGAATTGGTGAATTACATTTCATGGGTGCCAGTCAGATTATTCTTAATGATGAATTTGCTGGACTTACTTTAATGTATCAAGCCATTCATGGCGGAGAGGACAAGAAGAAAACTCCAAATCCTGCTGATGAAGAGCGTTTTAAAGCAGATTTTGATGAATTGTTCGAACAAGGCATTAGAGAAGAATAATGAAAGATATAGATCTAGCATTATTTACTGGAGTTGATATTCCAGTTCCAGAATGCCAGATTGTTGTTCATCAACCAACTATTAAAGAAATTTCAATGGTTGGCGAAAAACAATTTTTATCTGGTACGCAAGTATTGTGTATAGATAAAGATGATTTTAGGCAGGGCGAAAATAATTTATCCAATACTCCTAATTTTCAAATATTTATGACGATAATGGGCGCAAAAGAAGCAGAAGAAACTAAAAGGGCAGTATTAGATTCATTATCTCTAATATTACCAAATACTAAGGTTACTCTTACTCCGCGGTCATTATTGTTAAATTATAATGGTACAAATATCATTATAGATGAAGGAAATTTTGAATATTTTCAAGAAATTCTACGGCAAGTTTTTTGTTTAAAGAAAAGTAAAGAAGAAGAATTTAATCCATCAAATGCCCAAGCCGCAAAGATAGCAGAAAAAATAAAAAAAGGAAAAGCTAAAGTGGCTAAAATAAAGGGTGATAGTGTAGGAAGTATATATGCTCGTTATATTTCTTCACTTTCTATTGGATTACATCTTCCTTTAAAGGATTTATTAGATTGTACTATATATCAAATAAATGATCTTTTGGAGAGATTCAGTCTTTGAACAAGCTGGGATATAGATATCCGATCTAGACTTGCTGGGGCAGATGCCAAAGGCAAGCCCGAAGATTGAATGAAAAATATCCATAAAGATTAATTTTTTAGAAGGAGGAAAAAGCCCATGAAATATGGTGTTCGTGACGTAGTTGATGTTGTGTTAAGAGCTAAGGGCACAATGGATCTAGGTAATAAACGTTTCTATAAGAATGAACCCGTACTATATTTTGATACGCTAACTACTTCAACATTAGAGGGTGCTTCCACAACTGTTTATGCGCAGGGTGGTAAAGGTAACGCTCGTTTAATGGCTTGGGAAGGTGAGCGTACAGTTACCTTCACAATGGAAGATGCATTAATTTCCCCTGAAGGATTAGCTATTTTAACAGGTGCTGGCTTAATTGAAGCTTCTGCTACAAAACCTATTTATCAGCATATTGTTGAATCTACTGATGACTATTCTTTTGATGGAACTGGAGCAAGTGCAACTTTAACCGTTTGGGTTGATAAAGAACCATTTTTACCAGTACCAAATACTGCTGCCGAAGCGGTTGAAAATGAAAATTATGCTTGTGTAATGCTTACAAAAGATGGCGAAATTGTTTCTGAGCCATATATTGTAAGTCAGGCTTCTGGAGCGAGCAGTGCTACAGCGCTTGGTAAGGACGGTGTTTATGCTACTATTAGCCCAATAGATTCTGGTGATCATGCTGGCAAATATGCAATTATAGTAAATAAACATACATGTAATTTTGGTGAGAACTGTAAGGACGATCAAAACAGTGGCCAAAATGAAAAGACGTATTTAGTTAGTGATTTAGAATATGATTTTAAGAACAAGGGTGTTAATGGAGCTATTATAGATTATTATACACCAATTCGTTCTGGTGCAAAGCAGATTGAAATTGATGCTGAGAGCTTTGGTGGTTCTTTCTACTTAGAAGGTTCTACTCTTTGGAGAGACACAAATGGTGTTGATCATCCTGCTGAATTCATTATTCCTAACTGCAAGATTCAGTCCGCATTCACATTTACAATGGCAGCTACTGGTGATCCATCTACATTTACATTTACAATGGATGCGTTCCCTGGCTATACAAGATTTGATAAAGCTCATAAAGTCTTTGCTGTTATTCAGTTAATGGAGAATTATACAGCCGCTTCTGATGCTAACAATGATCTCCATCGTGGTGATACATGGCACGCTGCTAATCTTGCTAATTTAGCTAGTGAAGGTGGAGACGCTGATAACCACGACAATAGAGCTTAGGAGATACTAATTATGTTTCTTCATTCAAGCAGACGTAGTAAAAGAGGTTTTGGCCAAAGCGTAAAGCCTGAATCGAAAGAACAGAAAGAAGTTTTAGATTCACCAAAGCCTGAAGAGGTTATTGAGCCTAAAGAAGAAATTTCTAAAGAAGTGATTGCTGAAGAAAAAAAGCTACTAGATTTAGAAATTAAGAAAAAGAGAAAAGAAAAGGGGAAAGACTAAGGTCTTCCCCTTTTTTATTTTAGGTTTGGGAAGGTGGTAAGGTATGACCCCATTAAGATATTATACAACGACTTATTCTGGATATAATTCAAAAAATATTAAAAAAGTTGGTAAATTTGAACTGATGGATGTCCATGATGCTTTACCTCATGCTTTTTATAATGGTCGATATGAAATGAATTATATGAATGAATTAATGATCCCGTCTGAAGAAGAGATTATGAGAGTTCAACTATATAGCGCTCATTGAAATTTTCCTTATGATCAAGCATTTGCGGATCAATTAAATGAACTATCTGGAGAAAGATTTTCTTTAGAAAAGTTAGGGAAAAAAGAATTTGCAATAGAAGATATGTTGGAAATTATTGAATCTGTGTTTACCGTTTCTTTTAAAAACGAAGATGGTACTTTAAATAGAAAGATTATAGATGCTTTAAGCAATAGATTAACTTCTAAAATAG